AAGATGATAAAGAATTAGTATTTGAAAAACAAGAGCAGTGTTATGAGTATGTAACTAATAATATTAGTGAATTAATTAAGTTTGCTAAAAATTCTTACAAAGAAATAGAAGGAGCACAAGTAAGTAAGTTTCTTTGTTTACCTAAAGACTATAATGAAAGAGGTATTTCAACGTGATTAAAGTTGTAGGTAGTTGGTGGATGTCTATTATGGATCATAGATATAATCCATTAAGTAACATACCAAGTTTAACTGTGCGGCACATGGTTATGCAAGTATTAGCATGGATGTGGTGTATTATATTTAGCATATACATGGGTTCCTTTATTGTGTTTGGTATTTCTGCTATGGCCCATGTGCTTTTATTACTTGGTTTATTTGTAACAGCAGCTACTTTTGAGGTAGCTAAAACAAACCCAAGCTTTTTTGGAAAACTATTTCCTAGAAATGTTGGTGGTTTAGGAAGAGGAAATGGGGGTGAACATGAATAAATTAAAATTACAAGATCAAAGAGATTACTTTAAACCGTTTCATTATCCTTGGGCTTATGATGCATGGCTCAAGCATGAGCAATCACATTGGTTACATACAGAAGTACCAATGCTTGAAGATGTTAAAGATTGGAAAAACAAACTAAGCACAGAAGAAAAATACTTTCTTACTAATATATTTAGATTCTTTACACAGTCAGATATAGATGTGTCTGGTGGCTATGTAGAAAATTATTTACCACATTTTCCACAACCAGAAGTACGTATGATGCTATCTTCTTTCTGTTCAAGAGAAGCATTACATGTAGCAGCTTACTCACATCTTATTGAATCTCTTGGTATGCCAGACAGCACATACAATGAGTTTAATGAATATGAAGCTATGAGAGATAAGCATGAGTTTTTTAAAGATCATGTATCAAAACAAAACGTACCAATACCTCTACAGATTGCAGCTATATCTGCTTTTACAGAGGGACTAGCATTGTTCTCTTCTTTTATTATGTTATTAAACTTTCCTAGACATGGTAAAATGAAAGGCATGGGACAAATAGTTACATGGTCTATCGTGGATGAAACACAACACGCAGAAGGTATGATTAAATTATTTAGAACTTACATAGAAGAAAATAGAGGGGTTTGGAATGACAAAACAAAATCAGAAATCTATAAAACGGCAAGTAAGATGGTTGATTTGGAGGATAAATTTGTCGATCTGGCGTTTAAGATGGGAGCAGTGGATGGACTCACACCTGAAGAAGTTAAAACGTATATTCGTTATATAGCAGATCGTAGATTAATATCTATGGGTATGAAAGGTATTTACAAAGTTAAAACTAATCCACTACCTTGGGTTGAGACTATGATCAATGCTCCTACTCATACAAACTTCTTTGAGAACAGAGCTACAGACTATGCTAAAGGTGCATTGCAAGGAGACTGGTCTGATGTTTGGGCTAATTAAATGAAATGTTTACACTGTAATACTGAGATGATTTGTGGTGGTAATCACGATGCTGAAGAAGAAGACTATGAAACGTATGTAGTCTCAACAAATTTTAGTTGTCCAAAATGTGATAGCTTTGCTATGTTTTATTCTTCTAAAGAGGGTTGGGAAAATAATGTTTGATAATAGTAAAAAACATTTACAAGATGTCAACATGACATACTGGCAGCACTTTAGATTTGTTCTTAGTTGTCTACCCTATTTATTTTTTGCTACAGTATTTTTTATTATACATGCAATAGTACCGGGGTTATTTACTAACACAGCAAGTGCAATAGTATCAGAGTTAGATTTTAAATTAATGTTAAGTAAAAAAAGTTCTTGACAGATAGTGATTTATACTGTATAATATAGTAGTGATGCTAATAATAGGTCACATTAACTAAGCTTAATATAGGAGTTAATTATGTTTCCATATACAGATTCAATGGTAAAAAACTTTTTAGAAAACTCAATAGGATTTGATAGTTTATTATACAGTCTAAAGGAGCAGACAAATCAGTACCCACCTTATGATATAATTAA